TACGCATACCTAGCTCTTATCTACCTACCGGGCCTGACGACGGAGGATCTAACTTCAATGATGGTCGAGTTGGCACCGCATACATTCAAGAATTGCGATTCAACAAGTACTGTGAACGTCTCCAAAGTTTAATGAATGACACGTTTGATACAGAATTTAAGATGTATCTTCACAACAAAGGCATTAGCGTAGACAGTAATATTTTTGATGTTAAGTTTAATCCGCCACAAAATTTTGCCAGCTATCGTCAAACCGAAATGGATACTGCTCGTGTAACAACATACACTAGTCTTGCTGAAGTCCCGTACCTAAGTAAGCGATTTGCTATGAAACGTTTCTTAGGGTTAAGTGCAGAAGAGATGACAGAAAACGAAACTCTATGGCGTCAAGAGAACGTTGATGAAGATGCAGCATTACCAGCTAACGCAGAATTGCGTAGTGTTGGAATTACAGCTAATGGAATGGGTGCTGACATGAGCGCCATTGGTGGAGCAACATCTACTCCGCCACCGGGAGAAGAAGCAACTGGCGAGCCTGCGCCAGCAGCTCCAGCAGGTGGATCTGCACCACCTCCAGCATAAATACCATTATGATTTTAAGAGAATTCATTTACTTTGATCGTGCCCAGGCAGAAATGACCGACGATCAACGATACAATTCAGACAACGATACAAGTGTCCTAAAGTCTAGCGACCTTCGTAAAACTCGTTTAACACTTCGAATGTTAAATGATTTACGTAAAGCAGGTGATGCTAGAGAAGTAGAACAGAAAGAAGAATTGGCTTTGGTTAGAAAAATGTACGCACCTCCTCCAGCAGCCCCAGCAGTATAATAACTGATAGTTTAAATATTTTAATAAAAACTTAAATATTTTAACAAGAAATTGCTGGAATTCTTCACACTTTTGTCTAAAATAGGCCTTTTTAGGCCTATTTCCCATACCTTTATTTAAACCTGGTTAAATAACAACACAGCCTTGCCGCAAAACTAACATAGGAGAAACCCGCAATGTCTACAAAGTTTGAACAACTATTAGACTTGATCGTCAATGAAGAAATGGATAAAGCCAATGAGCTATTCCATGAAATTGTTGTTGAGAAGTCAAGAGATATCTACGAGAATTTAATTGCTGAAGAAGCAGACGAAGAAGAAATGGACGAAGCAGCTGATGAAGCTGATGACGAAGAAATGGATGAGTCCGCAGATGACGACGAAGAAATGGATGAGTCCGCAGATGAAGAAGCAGACGAATCAATTGATCTAGAAGACAGCTACAGCATGGAAGCTGACGACGAAGAAGGCGATATGGGCGGCGACGCTACAGACGACTTCGGAGCAGATGTAGGTGCCGACGATATGGGTAGCGATGCTGGCCCAGAAGCTGGTGAAGATAAAGCAATCTTTGACATCAAGAACGCTATCGCTGAACTAGAAGCAGCATTTGCTGAACTAGAACAAGCTCAAGGTGGTGAAGAACCACACGATGAGTTCGGTGATGAAGAAGGCGGAGAAGAAGACGAAGACGAAATGATGGGTCAACCAGCATTTGAAGGTCGTCGTATGACACGCGAGTACACTGAGAAAGTTGGAAACGACTGGGACAAGAACAGTCAAAAAGAACAAGGTAGAATTGTTGCAGCTAATACAGGTGACGCAATGCCAAGTTCTAGTGAAGGCCGTAGCCCAATCAGCAGCGGTTCTGGTAAGCCGAACACCGGCGCAAATGCTAAAAACATTTTAGGTGGTGGAACAGGTACTGGTACTAACACAGGTACAAGTCCAGCAAAGCACCAAAAAGGAATTAACCCTGAATCCGGCGAGAAATTTGCTTCCGGTATCCACAACGTTGACGGTAAGAAGTCTGGCGTTAAAACACTAAGCGGTGTTAAAGGTGGTCACGGGGCTGAGAAGAAAGGTGCTGCACCAGGACCGGTAGGTTCAGGTACAGGTGACAAAGCTGGTCAAACCAGTATTGGCAAAATTCCTACTTTTCTTAAGAAACTATAATTAGAGAACCTGGATGAAACCTACCTATCTAAGAGAACACCTAAGTTTCGATCAGTCCGGCATCATTATGGAGTCGGACGACAAGGATGGCAAAAATCTTCACTTGAAGGGCATTGCCATTCAGGGTGGTATTCGCAACGCTAATCAACGAGTTTACCCGGTAGACGAAATTGAACGTGCGGTGAAAACACTCAATGATCAGATTCAGAATGGTTATTCTGTATTAGGTGAAGTTGACCACCCAGATGATTTAAAAGTAAATTTGGACCGAGTAAGTCACATGATAACCAACATGTGGATGGAAGGTCCTAACGGTTATGGCAAGTTTAAAATCTTGCCTACACCAATGGGCAACTTAATTCGCACCATGCTCGAAGCCGGTGTAAAACTAGGTGTTAGCAGTAGAGGCAGCGGCAACGTTGACGATATGTCTGGCAAAGTTTCTGACTTCGAAATCATTACCGTCGATATTGTTGCACAACCAAGCGCACCAGGTGCTTACCCTACACCGGTTTACGAGCACCTAATGAATGCTCGTGGTGGAATGAAGGCATTTAAAGTTGCACAAGAAGTAAAAGAAGATCCAAAGGCCCAGAAATATTTGCAAGAGTCTCTCATGCAAATTATTAAAGGTCTAAAATAAGCCCGAGGAGAAATTAATGTTGGACGCATTCAAACAATTAGTAGAGTCAGGAGTTATGTCAGAAGACGTTAAGTCTGCTGTCGAAGCTGCCTTCACTCAAAAGATTCAAGAAAATCGCGACCAAGTTACCGCTCAACTTCGAGAAGAGTTTGCACAGAAGTACAATCATGACAAATCTGTTATGGTTGAAGCAATCGACAAGATGTTAAGCGACAGATTGGCCGCAGAAATGGCCGAGTTGTATAATGATAAGAAAGCACTAGCCGAAGCAAAATTACAATACCGAACACGTATTGCTGAAGATGCTAAAAAGCTAGAAGGTTTTGTTATGAATCAACTAGGCAAAGAGTTAGTAGAGTTCCAGAGCGATCGTAAGAAAGTTTCTGAAAACTTTGGAAAGTTAGAGCAATTTGTTGTACACGCTTTAGCTAAAGAAATCAGTGAATTTGCCGCTGACAAGAAGGACCTAGCTGAAACTAAAGTTAAGTTAGTTCGTGAAGCGAAGAGCAAGTTTGACGATATCAAGAGTGCATTTATTAAGCGTAGTGCTCAAGTTGTTGAAGCAACTGTTACTAGAAAACTTACAACTGAAATTCATCAGTTGAAAGAAGATATTGACAGTGCCCGTAACAATGACTTTGGTCGTCGTTTATATGAAGCGTTTGCACAAGAATATGCAGGTTCCTTTCTAAATGAAAAATCTGAAACAAGTAAATTGTTAAAGATTATTGATAAGAAAGATCAAGAACTAGCAGAAGCAAAACAAGTCGTATCAGAAAAAGCAAGTCTAGTAGAATCAACACAACGTGAAATTCGCGTTACTAAAGATCTAATGGAACGCAAGAATGTTATGGCAGAATTGCTATCACCACTAGCTGGTGAAAAGAGAGTGGTTATGCAAGATTTGTTAGAGTCTATCCAGACTCCAAAACTACATTCCGCATTTGAGAAATACCTACCCGCAGTAATGGAAGGCTCAAAACCAGCAGCTAAAAAAGCTATGTTGGCAGAAGGCACAGAAGTAACTGGTAATCGTGAAAGCAAGCCAGCGGTAGGCTTAGACAATATTGTAGACATCCGCAAGTTAGCGGGTCTTACAAAATAATAATTCAAGGAGACATAAATGTCACAACTATTAAATGAAAGATGGTCAGAGACCAAAGAAGCTCTGCTTGAAGGCCTATCCGGTACCCGTAAGTCTTCTATGGCAGTATGCTTAGAAAACACACGTCGTCATTTGGCTGAAAGCGCAACTGCTGGTGCAACAAGCGCCGGTAACATCGCTACGCTAAACCGCGTTATCCTTCCAGTAATTCGTCGTGTTATGCCGACTGTTATTGCTAACGAAATCATCGGCGTTCAGCCAATGACTGGACCTGTTGCACAGATCCACACTTTACGTGTTCGTTATGCTGACGGTGTTGCATCTGGAGACGTTGTAACAGCAGGTGAAGAAGCTCTAAGCCCATTCAAGATTGCTGCTGCTTACTCTGGTAACAACAGTGCTACTGCTGGCGGCGCAACAACTGCTCAGTTAGAAGGCCAACCAGGCAAGCGTATGAGCATTCAAATCTTGAAGACTCCAGTCGAAGCTAAGTCTCGTAAACTAAGCGCTCGTTGGACATTCGAGGCTGCACAAGATGCACAAGCCCAACAAGGCATTGACATTGAAGCAGAAATCATGGCTGCTCTAGCACAAGAAATCACAGCTGAAATTGACCAAGAGATCTTAGGTTCTCTACGTTCTTTAGCTTCTGTTGAAGAAACATATGACCAGTCATTAGTTTCTGGTACAGCTACATTCGTTGGTGATGAGCACGCTGCTCTAGCTATCCAGATCAACCGCGTAAGCAACTTGATTGCTCAACGTACTCGTCGTGGTGCTGGTAACTGGGCTGTTGTTTCTAACCAAGCATTGACAATTCTACAATCTGCTACTACCAGCGCATTTGCTCGTACAACAGAAGGTACATTCGAAGCACCTACAAACACTAAGTTTGTTGGTACATTGAATGGCGCTATGCGTGTTTATGTTGACGCTTACTTAGCTGATACCGTTGACGCAAACCAAGTTCTAATCGGATACAAAGGTACAAGCGAAGCAGATGCTGCTGCGTTCTATTGCCCATACATTCCGTTGATGAGTTCTGGTGTTGTTCTAGACCCAGCAACATTCGAGCCAGTAGTTGGCTTCCTAACACGTTACGGTTACGTTGAGTTGAACAATACTGCTTCTTCTCTAGGTAATGCTGCTGACTACTTAGGTAAAGTTGCTATCACTAGCGCAAACGTAAGCTTCAAGTAATTCGTTACTTGTGTTTTACACAATCAAAACCCGCTTCGGCGGGTTTTTTGTTGACTATCCAATAAATAACATGTCTAGATTATTATGCTGTACCTACAGCGTAGGGCCTAGAACGCTCACATTATTCTAAGGAGAAAACAAATGGGACGTCCGATTAAGAAAAAGTTTTTTGGAAACTTAAACAATCCATATAATAATTACCCACGTGCTGGCCGTACAGGTGTTGGTGCAGAAAGTATTACATCATCTATTACTGTTGCTAGCTCAGGTACACGTTATTCTGCTGGTGCTACACTAGTTGTTAGCGCACCTGACATTGCTGGTGGTACTAGAGCAACTGCTACACCTACAATTAGTTTGCCAGGCATTGGAGGCATTACTGCGGTAGCACTAGCAACTGCCGGTACTGGTTACACTGCAACAGCTACTATTACTGTTACTACTGCTACTACTGTATCTGTAGCAGCAACTGGTACAACTAGTGCGTCAGTGATTTATCCAACTTCGACTGCTGGCCTTTATGCAGGTATGAGAGTAACTGGTACAGGTATTAACGCAGGCACAACCTATGTTACTGCCGTTTACTCAACAGGTACTGTACTTTCAGCTACAAACGCATCAACAGTAACAGGTACTATGTCTTTTGTTGATATGGGTGCTGGATTTACTGCAATTACAGCATTGACTACTACAACAACCGATGCTCTTGCATTCTTCTCTTACTTAACAACGGGTACAAGCAAAGTTAACGGTGGTGATATTCTTAAACAAGAATCTAGCAAACGTTATTTGGTACAAAACAGTCAAGGACAAGGACAGTGTAAGCTAGTAACAACATCCACATTGGCAGCAGGTCAAATGTGTATTGTTGCTACAGATTACAATGGTAGCACATACCTTGTTAGAAAGTTAACAGCTCGCAAGGCAGTTGTAGTTCAATCTACTGCAAGCGGTAGCTTCCTAGTTGGAAACAATGCAGCAGTTGGCTGGACATTAGGTGCAGCAACAGGTACTGTTGTTACTATTGCAAACACTAACTAATAGTTAGGTACTTACAAAAATAGGGGGCTTGTCCCCCTATTTTCTTTTATAGGTAAATAATGGTATGACCACTAATTGGACCTTACCTAGATCAGTAACACAATATGCAGAAGAAGGCGGCGAAGACGCTCATGTTACATGGGCCGATACTAACGGATTTTATAGTCTTAAAAATTTAGACGGTAAATTTGTAAAGACAACATCTGATTTAATTCATATTGCAAGAGAACCTAGGCACGACATTACACAAAAGACTTATTATTTAAAAGTAACTGGGTTTAATTTTACAGCATTACCTGAGACACTATCTGGAATTGAAATGAGATTATCAATGAACAGAGGTGGTAGAATTACAGATGAAACTATACAATTTTGTTTAAACGATACTTTAATCGGAGACAATCAAGCAACTCTAGATTTAGATCCAACTAAAATCTACGGTGGAGAAGATACAATATGGAACAGCAATTTAACACTAGCAAACATACAAGATCCATTATTTGGGGTTGTATTAAGATTTCAAAGTCATCCAAGATGGCCTCATAAAAGTAGTCCTTTGATCGACGCTGTTGAGCTAAGGATACATTAAAAAAATAAATATACTGAGGACCAAAAATGGCAACTATTTACTATTCCAATTTACCACCAAACACTACTGTGCAGCCAGGCACCCCGTCGCCGTCGCCGGCTTCAACTGGTACTAACATACTAAACATTCCAAATAATTATTACGTTAGTGCTCCTCAAGGTGAAGTAACTATTAAATCTGGTGAAGATACTACTATTGATTCAGATGCAGTAGTATACATCAAAGCGGACGATGATATCAACGCCGTATCTTCAGGTGGATTGGTTAATATTAAATCAATCGGATCTGATGTTAAATTAAATGCCGGCGCAAGTGTTAAGATAACTGCCGGCGAGAAAACAATTGTGGATGCTCCAATTACTGATATCTTACAAGATACTGTATTAGGAACTTCAATTGGAAGCAACACAACTGAATTTAAATCTAAAATTAAGAGTGACCTATTACCGTCCACTTCTGCATGGAATTTAGGTGGTAGTTCAGACAACTGGAATAAATCTTTTATACAAGAAGGCGAATACTTTAGCGAAAATAACGTAGAGAACCCTTACTATGAATACGGCCCAGCTGG